AAAAAAGAAAACGAGAAAATAACAATATGTACTAACGATAGTGATATGGCTCAGTTAGTTGACGAAAATGTTAGAATTTATTTTTTAAATTTTAAACAATACGTTGATAAAACCAATTTTTCTTCGTATTTTTGCTATCATTACCAAAACGCTGCGGTGGTCAAATTGATTACTGGGGACACAGCTGATAGCATAAAAGGTATTAAAAATGTTGGTACCAAAACATTGGTCAAAATCTTCCCCGAATTGGTCGAAAGAAAAGTAAGTTTAACCGAAATTTTAGAAAAAGCAGAACAACTACAAGAAGAAAGAAAAACAAAAAAACAGAAACCACTTGTCGCACTAGACAACATTATTAACCGAGTAACAGATGGAGTTCAAGGAGATAAAATCTATGAAATAAACTACGCTCTGGTTAATCTAAAACAACCCATGATGACCGAAGACGGTATTGAGGAATTACACAATCTTATTGAAGGTACGTTACACGAACCAGTCAGAGATATCCAAAAAGTTTTTAAATACATAAACGAGGATGGGTTAAGAATAACTATTGGTGAAAGTAGATATGAAGATTATCTATCGCCATTTAAAAAACTAAAACAAAGAGAAGATTTAATATTTTAAAAAAATGAGTGAATATAACAAAAATGAAGAATTGAGATTTCAATTCATACTGTATATCAACGACAATATTATTTGTCAAAGATATTTTAACATTATAGGTTTTGACGAATCGTCAATTGATTCTTTAGAGATTAAAGAGTTGATGGAATCTATTGGTGGGGTAAATGGTAACTTAGGTTCTTTGGGTATAATCCCTAGATACCTACAAAGAAAATCCTTAACTTATTTATGGGATAACTATAACCCTTACTCGCTTCAAAATGATGAAAACCCTAAGAGTATTTTCGAAAGAAAAGATAACTTTCAGTTTGAAATCAAAGTTGACGAAAAGACAATTGGTAAAACTGAATTTAGTGGAAATTATTTCCCACCAAAAATCAGATACGCTGTTGACGTTAGGGAAATTATTCCAGAAATAATGGGTGAGATTAGAAGCCAATTAACTCAAAAGAAATACACTTTTGACGCTAAAACAAAGGCTTGGAGAGAATCTCAAAAAGAATTTTTGATAAAGTAGTAGTTCCATACTACTTTATCATATTTATTATAACACAGTTTCAAAAACTATATAAATGGCAAAACTATTAAAACAAGATTTTTCGTATTTAGGCGCTGAATATCAATATAAATTGATATTACAAATGCTTACAGACCAAAAATTTGCAAATACAATTATAGAAATAATTGACCCAAATTATTTTCAAGAACAACACTTAAAAGTTATCGTAAAAACGATAAAAGAAGCTAAAGAAGAGTTTGAGATTATGATAGATAAACAAGCTTTAGAATATCGTCTTTTAGAGAACATCACAGAAGAATATGCTAGAAGAAGTTTAATTTCAGAGCTTAGAAAAATTGAAGAATCTACATTAAATGACAGCGAATATGTTCAAAAAACAGCTTTAAAATTTTGTAAACAAAAAGAACTTAAAAAGTCCTTAGATAAGATTACCGTTATTATAGATAGAGGTGATATTGATGGTTACGATGAGTGTGAACAAATCCTAAGAAAGGCTTTAGAATACGGAAACACAAGCGACGATGCTATGGATGTTTTAGAGAACATGGAAAGTGTGTTGTTAGATGATTTTAGAAACCCAATACCAACTGGTATTTCAGGTTTAGATGAAGTCATGGATGGCGGTTTATCCAAAGGTGAGTTGGCTGTTATATTAGCACCTTTTGGTGTTGGTAAAGCTTTACCAAATTCAAATAAAATTTATACACCTGAAGGTTATAAGTTAATGGGTGATATTAAAGTCAACGACAAAGTGTTTGGGAGAAATGGGAGAGAAACTAACGTTATTGGTGTTTATCCGCAGGGTAATAGACCAATATTTAAGATTAGTTTTAATGATGGTACTTTTACTTTTTGTGACGAAGAACATTTGTGGTCTGTTAATGGTATCAACCAACGAAATCGTTCGTCATGGAAAGATGGGAAAAGAATTAAACTAGAACCAGATAATTCGTTTAAAGTAGTTAAAACAATAGATTTAATTAATAAACTAACTTTTGGTTCTAAAAAATCGTTAAATTTCAAAATACCAATGGTGGAACCAGTTGAGTTTAATGAAAAAGAATTACCAATAAACCCATATGTATTAGGTGTTATGTTAGGTGATGGTTATATGAAATCATCTAGGTTTACAACTAAAGATATTGAAATAGTTGATGAAGTTAGGAGAACTAATTCGGTGAAAATATCAATTAAAGAAAGATGTAGAGACATTGACAAGGGTAACGTTTTAGTTAAAGAATGTTTATTTGATGTTTGTGTTTATGGTATTACGGATAAGATTAAAAATTTAGGTTTATATGATAAAAAATCAGACACTAAATTCATACCTTCAAATTATTTATTTAATTCAATAGAAAATAGAGTTGAATTACTTAGAGGGTTATTAGATACTGATGGTAATGTAAGAAAAAATGGTGGTATTGAGTATGTTAGTACTTCTAAAGATTTAATTGAAAACGTTAGATGGTTGGTTTTATCGTTGGGTGGTTTTTGTAAATTATCTAGTAAATTACCAACCTATACATATAAAGGGGTTAAAAAAACTGGAAAAGAAGCCTACAAATTAACAATATCTTTTCCTGAAAAAAACAACATAATACCATTTAAATTAAGTAGAAAAAATGATAGAGTAATTAATAGGGTTAAATATGATAACAATAAATTTATAAAATCAATAGAATATTCACATGATGAAGAAGCAACTTGTATCATGGTTGATAATGATGAACATTTATTTGTAACCGATGATTTTATTGTTACACATAATACAACCATGATTACAAAGATAGCCAACACCGCAATGGGTTTAGGTAAAAATGTTTTACAAATATTTTTCGAAGATAACCCAAAAGTTATCCAAAGAAAACACTTGGCATGTTGGTCAGGGATAGAACTAAACGAGTTGTCAGCACATAAAGACTTATTGAGAGATATCGTTGCTGGATTAAAAGTTAAAAAAGGTAAACTTGTTCTTAAAAAGTTTGCTAGTGACGGTACAACAATTCCGATAATTAGAAATTACATTAGAAAACTTACAGCACAAGGTTTTAAACCAGATATCGTGTTATTAGATTACATAGATTGTGTTGAACCGTCTAAGAAATTTACAGATATCAACGCTGGTGAGGGTAGTGTAATGCGTCAATTTGAAACACTTTTATCAGAGTTTGAAATTGCTGGTTGGACTGCCGTACAAGGTAATAGAAGCTCAATCAAGTCCGATGTAGTTGAAGCGGACCAAATGGGTGGTTCAATTAAGAAAGGTCAAATTGGTCACTTTATTGTATCAATAGCAAAATCTTTAGACCAAAAAGAAGAGGGTACTGCAACTATGGCTATTCTTAAATCTCGTTTTGGTAAAGATGGTGTTATATTTAAAGACATTAGATTTGACAACGCTAGAATTCAAATTGACATGGGTCAAAGTGTGGGTCCTAGGACTCACTCACAACAAAAAGAAGATAAGAAGGATAGTGAATCGTCAAGAGTTAGAGAATTACTAGAAGCTTCAAAAAACAGAGATAACATATTAAACAAAGATAAAACTTTAAACGCTATGTTAGGGGAAGAAGAAATATAAAACATAAAAAAAACAAATTAAAAAATGAACGAACCAATCCTTAAACCTAATGATAATAGGTTTGTAATTTTCCCAATTGAACATCAAGACTTATGGGACTATTACGAAATAGAACAAGATGCCATGTGGACAGTAAAAGAAATAGATTTATCTAAAGATATTGAACACTGGAACAACAAATTAAACGATAACGAAAGATTTTTTATTAAAAATGTCTTAGCGTTTTTTGCTGCCTCTGATGGTATCGTAAACGAAAATCTTGCTATTAACTTTTTAAATGAAGTTCAATACACTGAAGCAAAATTCTTTTATGGTTTCCAAATAATGATGGAAAATATTCATAGTACAATGTATTCACTTTTGATTGATACATATATCAAAGATACCAAAGAAAGAAATGAATGTTTTAAAGCCATAGAATACATGCCACCAGTTAAGAAAAAAGCTGAATGGGCTCTTAATTGGATTGAATCAGATTCTTTTGTAGAAAGACTTGTAGCTTTTGTAGCGGTAGAAGGTATTTTCTTTTCAGGTTCGTTCTGTAGTATTTTCTACTTAAAATCTAGAGGTCTAATGCCAGGCTTATGCGACTCAAACACATTTATTTCTAGAGATGAAGCGTTGCATGCTGATTTTGCGATTCATTTATTAAACAATCACATTGTAAATAAACCTAGTGAAGAAAGAATTCGTGAAATATTATTATCTGCTTTAGAAATAGAGAAAGAATTTATTACTGAATCTTTACCAGTCTCATTGATTGGTATGAATGCTGATTTAATGAAACAATATTTAGAATTTGTTGTAGATGGTTTATTAGGTCAATTAGGTTGTGAAAAAGAGTTTGGTTCAAAAAACCCATTTGAGTTTATGAATCAAATTGCGTTAAAAACAAAAGCGAATTTTTTCGAAGGTCGTTCAACAGAGTATAAAGCCGCTGATTTAAGTGGTGCAATTTCATTTGATGAAGAAATTTAATAATAATATGCAAGTAATAAAAAGAAACGGAACCAAAATAGATTTTAATCCAAACAAAATCTTATTAAGAATTAAAAAACAATCAGAGGGGTTAAAAGTTAACCCTGACGAGTTGTTTTTAAAAGTAACACAAGGTATTGCTGATAACATGACAACTAACGAGGTTGATGATTTGATATCCATTGTTGCTGAATCACTCTCAATGAATCACCCAGACTATTCTATATTGGCTGCTAACATAGCAATAAGCAAATTACATAAAGAAACTGAAGATTCATTCATGAAAGCAACTAAAAAACAATATAATGCTGGGTTGCTAAGTGAAAACTATTATCAAAAAGTAAAAGAAAATATCGAACTTATTGAATCAGTAATCAATTATAAAAGAGATTTTAATTTTGATTATTTTGGATGGTGTTCGTTAAAAGATATTTATCTTTTAAAAACAAAAGATGGACAATTGGTTGAAAGACCACAACATTTGTACGTAAGAGTTGCTCTTATGATAACCAACACACCAGAAGATTTCATAGAAAAATACAATGACTTAAGCAATCAGATGGAAAGTCCTGCCACACCAATAAAAATTAATATTGGAACAAAGATTGGTCAAATTGCGTCATGCAACCTATCAATTGTTTCAGATGATTCAACCGAAGGGTTATTGGAAATGCTAGGTCGTATCTCAGTTTCATCTTCAAAAGCTGAAGGGATTGGTTTAGCGGTATCAAACATACGTTCTAGACAAACTAACGTTGGTAATTCTGATGGTAAAGCTGGTGGTATATTCAAATACCTTAAAGTTATAAACGAAGCCCTTAGATTTTGGAATCAAAGAGGTAAAAGACCTGGTTCATGTGCTGTTTACATCGAACCATGGCACAAAGACATATTTGATGTGTTGGATATGAGAAAGAAAACTGGTGATGAAACACTTAGAGCTCGTGACTTGTTTTCAGCGCTTTGGATTCCAGATAATTTCATGAAAGCTGTAGAAGAAAATGGCGATTGGTATTTATTTTGTCCTCACGACATAAAAACAGCTGGTTTAAAGCCATTTTATGAAATTTATGGTGCAGAATATGAGGAAGAGTATAATAAAGCCGTAGAAATGGGTTTAGGGGCTAAAATTAAAGCACATGACCTTTGGTTAAAAATTCTAGAAGCACAAATCGAAACTGGAATGCCTTATATGTGTTTTAAAGATGCTGCCAATATCAAATCTAACCAAAAAAACATGGGTGTTATCCACTCTAGTAATTTATGTTCAGAAATTATGGAAGTAACCGATGCTAAAACAACAGCTATCTGTACACTTACAAGTATTCCAGTTCAAAAATTTGTAAATATAGGTGTTGAAGGTGGTTATGACTATGAAGAATTGGGTCGAGTAGCACGTTCTATTACAAAATCGTTAAACATTGCTATAGATGTTAACGAATATTCAACAGAACAAGGTCGTAAAGGTGGTTTAGAACAAAGAGCTCTAGGAATTGGTATCCAAGGTTTAGCTGACGTATTTGCGTTGCTTAAATTACCTTTTACAAGCCCAGAATCTAGAAAGTTAAACAAAGATATATTCGAAACCATATATTTTAATGCGTTAAGACAATCATGTGATTTGGCTAAAGAAACTGGATTGACTTATGATGGTTATGAAGGTTCACCGTTATCAGAAGGTATTTTCCAATGGGAAATGTGGGGTTTAACAGAATCTGATTTATCTGGAAGACATGATTGGAAACAATTACGTAAAGATATCATGGAATATGGTGTTAGAAACTCATTGTTTACTACGTGCCCACCAACAGCAAGTTCTGCTAGAGTTATTGGTTCTAACGAAGCTTTTGAACCATTCACATCTAACTTATATGTTCGTAGAGTAACAGGTGGTGAATTTGCAATGGTAAATAAACACTTGGTTAGAGAATTAGAAGAAGAAGGAATCTGGAATAGAGAAACACTTCAAGAATTAATGAAAAATGATGGTAGTGTTCAAAACATTCCAACCATAAGTGAAGATATTAAAGAAAGATATAAAACAGTTTGGGAAATTTCACAAAAAGCTCTTATTGAGATGTCAGCTGAAAGAGGACCGTTTATTGACCAATCACAAAGCTTAAATATCTTTTTCTCAACACCAACCGTTGGTAAGCTAACTACTTCACATACATTGGCTTGGAAGTTAGGTCTTAAAACAGGGCAATACTATTTAAGAAGTGAATCGGTAGAGATGAAGTCTAAACATTTAGCCATTGATATGGAAAAACTAAATAAACCTGAGAAACCAACAGACAGTCAATTTGAATGCTTTGGGTGTTCAACATAATCAATGAAAATAAACGAAAAAAATGGGAGCTTAAATAGCTCCTTTTTTTATTTCATATATTTACTTATAAAAACTAAATACTATAATATTTATGAAATAAAAGACATTTATGGCTAACGGAGTATACATTAATATAAACTATCCCTTCAGAGATAGTCCCAAGGGTTTTTTCTTAGATTTAACAGAAACTGATAACAAAGCTATAAAAGCTGATTTGTTACATTTATTATTAACTAGAAAAGGTCAAAGACTTTATAACCCAGATTTTGGGACAAGACTTTTAGAATATATCTACGAACCATATGATTCATTAACATTTTCTGATGTTAGGAATGAAATAGATACTGCGGTTAAAACATATTTACCACAAGTAAGGTTAAATGATTTAGCGGTTGAACCTTCACCGTTAAGCGAATATGCAGTTTTAGTTACAATAGATTACACAATAACAGACGACGTATTTGAAGTGTCTGATTTAATACAAATAAATTTATAAAATGGCCAATCAAGGAATAAATTACGGTTATAGAAATTTTGCCGATATAAGAGCTTCGTTAGTAGATATGGTTAGACAATACTATCCAGATATTTTTAACGATTTTAACGATGCGTCTGTCGGTATGATGTTATTGGAATTAAACGCTGCTGTTGGAGATATGTTATCATTTAACACTGATAGAATGTTCCAAGAAACTCAAATTGATTATGCACAACAAGCCAAGTCAGTTTTATCAATGGCTAGAACTTTTGGTTTAAAGATTCCAGGAAACAGACCATCAGTTACAATAGTTGATTTTAGTGTTACAGTGCCAGTTATTGGTGACACTTTCGATATTTCATATTGTCCTTTAATACAAGCAGGGTCTCAAGTAAGTGGTGCTGGTAAAATTTTTGAAAACTTAGAGGATATAGATTTTTCAAACCCTTTTAATGGCAACGGTATCCCAAACAGATTAGTTATACCTAACTTTAATTCAAATGGTACGTTAAGTAACTATACCATAACCAAAAGAGAAATAGTTACAAATGGGTTTACTAGAATATTCAAAAGAGTTATAAGTATTTCAGATGTTAGACCTTTTTTAGAAGTGATATTACCAGAAGATAACGTTTTATCTATTGATTCTATTATTACACTAGAAGGGACTAATTTTAATTCTGTCCCTACACTGAGTCAATTTGCAAATCAAAGTCTTAGATGGTATGAAGTTGACGCTTTGGCTGAAAATAAAGTGTTTGTTGAAGATTTAAACAGAATAACTGACAATGCTGGCACAAAACCTGGTAAATGGATAACCGTAGATAAAAAATTTATTACTGAATACACAGATTTAGGGTTTTTAAAAATAATTTTTGGTGCTGGAACCAAAGATACTAGTAGTTTATGTGATTTCGATTCAAATATTCCATTGGTTAACCAAATAGGTGATTTCATTAACAATAACTCTTTAGGTCAAACACCAACAGCCAACACAACAATGTTTATAAAATACAGAGTTGGTGGTGGTGCTGATACAAATGTTGGTCCTAATGTATTAAAAAGTGTTGGGTTATTAAACTTTAGTATAAACGGTAATAATCAAAACATAAATAACGCAGTTAAAAATTCACTTACAGTAAATAACCCATTCCCTGCTCTTGGTGGTAGAAATACACCTTCAGTGGATGAAATTAGATACATGGT